TTGGCTTTTCGTTAGAATATGCTAGTACACTTTCAGTTTCGATCATACGTAGTTCATGTACTGCGTCATCAAATTCTACTTGCATGCTCCTAGACCAACGACCGTGTTCAATTAGAATCCAATCGCCTTCACTGTAGTCATCTTTATTTCGAGGACCTTTTGAAAATACCTTACCCCATCTAGGATAAATTCCGTGTACTTTGCCGTCATCGTTATTTAAAATTATACCGCCTGCGGTCTTTTGTTCTCCAAAGTACATATCACTTACAAGAACTCTGTTACCAACCGCTCGCGGTTTTCCTTTATAAGTTTTTAGATGGTTTACCATTCTAGTCTTCCTTTTTAGCTAAATCTTCAGGTTTTACAAAATTGCCATCTTCGTCTTCAACCCAATCATCAGTTAGGTCTTTACCTTCAGGTATGTTAGCACTAATATTAGGCATCTTTGATGGCGTAGTTTTAGTTTTAGGTTTAGTTGTAGTAGTAGTTTCTTCTGCAACTTCTTGTGCTGTAGGACGTTTTACTGCTACCTCTTCTGGCATACTAGAAGAATTCTCATAATATTCTTTAAGTAAGTCTTCTTTTTTACGAATAATTTTACCACCTGGACCTAATTCGTCTCCACGTGCATTAACTTTCGCATTACCTACTGCTGGAGTAAGTTCATTTCTTTGGCGTAACATATCCATATCAATTTGCTTACCTTGCATTGATTTGTAAACTGTTCTACCTTGTTGTTTCATTGGCATAATTATACCTCCTTAGTTATATACTTACTTATCTCAGGAACTCCCTCCAATCCAGCTCAAACTGGATTGAATTTACCCTATGTACACCTATGACATATAGTACATAAGATGCTACACTAGATCCTCTGCCTACACCCCATACAATATTGTTTTCACGCATAAAGTCTACAAGATAGATCATATAGCGTAATAAGTTATGCATATCACGTTCTTTATATGCTTCCATTTCTTCCCATATACGATCTTGTACATGTTGTGGACATGGTGTTTCAGCTTTGCCTAGTACATATTCATATACATTAATGTCTTTATATTTGTCAGGCATAAACCATTCTGATTGTAATGCACCGTCAAATGTCTTTTTATCTACGTCTAACGGAATGTATGTTGAAAGCTCAGATAACCCTTCTTGTTTCATTGCATTATTAAATTTATCAATTTCGTCAGTTTTGTCGCATAATACCACATGACATTTATCAACATGACCACTATAGATCATATTGACTAGATCTTTATTTGAGAATCTGGGTATACCAAGAGAATCTGTTTTCATAAGCATCTTTATAGTTTAACTGATATTAATCAGATTGTCAAGACTATTTTCGCCATTTTCTTTATCAACTGTTTGATTTATTGATTCACTAGCTTGTCTTGAAGCAGCTTCGACTCTATACATCTCTAAAACTGCTCTAATTTGATCTTGTACTTGAAGATTATTAGTCATAAAGTACTTTTTTGAAAGATCGTTTATTTTGTCAGATAGTTCGTTAGTTGAAAGATCTGATAAATCGTCTACGAATGGGTTAAGCGGTAAACTGGCCATGGTACTGTCCGTACACAGTTAATCCACCATCAGCTGACCAAAGGTCAATGAAGATTGGATCTGTAGTACTAATAGCTAAAAAACTAGCAGGCCAGTTAGCATCCTTTTTAAATACATTGTTAGGTCCTGCGGAAATTGTAAGTAATCTTGAAATACCGTCACCTTTTACTGCACAACGAATTTTACCCAGTTTACCTGTAGTAGGCCAATCTGATGTTGTTAATGTTACGTCACCGCCTAATGTAAGAATTTGATAGTTACCGTTAACAAATCTTATGTTTTGACTTGACGTAATTTCATCTGTTGTATAAACTTCTTCAGAATTAGCAATAAAATTTGCTTCTCTTATAAAGTTTCCGTTGAAGTCGTTTTCTGCATTTAACTTTGCTGTTGTAGTTTGCAAAGTAGTAATTTCAGTTCCAGCAGTTGCTAATCCTGTCTTAACCAGACGGAAGTTATCTCTAAATCCCTGACTGTCGTTATCAGCACCGGCGACTGGATATAATTCGTTTATATCACTTGTAAGTATGTTACTAGCCATTAATGATCTCTCCTATCTTTATTTATATAGTATTTATTGCTTTTATATGTTAAACTGGTAATTTGCGAATAGTAAGTATTGCTCATTGGTGTTTCCTGTTGTATTGTCTATTATATAGCGATCTATATCAAAATCTAACTGAGTAAAGTTAAAATTTTGGAAGTCTATTGCATTTTTAATAATTTTACTCTTGCCAGCCACTGTATAACATAATGGTATAGCTGCGACATAACCTAATTCTTGTAACTGTCCTTCTTGAGCAGTTCTCATCCAAAGTGGTAAAAAGTTACGTACAGTAGTGCCGCTTTCAGCTATGTTATCTCGCATGTTCTTAATATTTGTGATATATTTCTTAGTATCGTTTCTTTGGTCACTACTGATTGCATTAGAGTCGACTTTAATAGTATTGGTATTTACTGATTCTAAGTACCATGGACTAGTAGCTGTTTCGTCTGCAACATAAGAACTTATTGTTGCAGGAAAAGTTACTGTAGATAAATCTCTTAATCCTAAAAGAAGTTCATTGTTAGATCCAGATATAACTTCAATCCCTGATCTTTGTAATACAGAAATATTACCTTGCCCTGGAATAACATCTACAATTCCTGCTGTACTATCTCCTAGTGTTCTTGATTGTAAACTAAAGCTAATAAACGGTGCAGGCTTATCTCCAAACTGAGCTTCACTTGCTAGAATCTTTGCTTTGTTATCTATTTTAATATGTTTACGCACATCACCTTTTGCAGGCAAATAAGGATCTAGTACTTCTAAGTAAACTACTTCATAAACAATATCTTGTGTTCCTGGAAGTTTTGCTACTGCTGTTTTTATAGAACCTAGTTTAAAATTTTTTCTTTTATGATTCTTTGCTATTGCAGCTACATAATGATCTATAGTCTTAGTTTCAATACCAGAATATACAAGCATATTAATTTTTTCTTGTATTCCAAAATTTGGATCGTTAGGACGATAAATGTAATTAGGATTAAACACTTCTGTGTTACTAATAAAAGTATTAAATAAAGTTCTTTGTGTTTGCTTTAACATTGGTCGAGCAAAAATATTACTGTATGTTTTGTTATCAGGATCACCTATAGTAATATTAAATTCTTTCTTAATAACACTATATTTAAATTGATCTTGCACAGAGACTTCAAACGTAAATTTTCTATCTATTGTTAATGTATTACCATCTAAAATAAACTTTCCTGTATCAAATTGTGTTAATGCGTTACTTCCAAACGTTGTAATCTTTCCTGATATTGATCCGTCTAGTAACAGAGTTAATCCTGGCGGAAGTTTACCGTTAGATAGAGCATAGATTAATTTTGCATTTGGAAGATTAGATGATGCTACTACTGATAAATTTGAAATATAATTAGCACTTATACTTGTAAATGTTGCAGGAGTTATCCAAGTTATTGTAGAATCTATATCTCCTAGTGTGCTAACTGTAAATGTTTTATTAGATTCTGCTCTTTCACTATCAAGTGTAGTATATAAATTAAACTCAAAAGGTTCACCTTGTTTTACTATTCTTGTTGTATATAAAGGTATTAGCTCAATTGGTGTAGTTGCACCAGCATAAACAGTGGTTGATATATTTGTAGTAACATTAATTTTTTCAAAGTTTGTTGCATTATATTTTACTTGTTGATCTACAATATATTCTGCTTCTGAGTTCCAACTTGTTACTCCGGTAGTTGATGCCCCTACAACTTCTTCCCAACGAACTTTATTAAAATCTGAAGCAAATATACTTGATGTATGATTCATTTTACATCTGTACACTTTTTCGTTTGGATCAACACTAGCAACAATATAATTAAAGTCACCAAATGTAAGTTGTTTTCCTATAATATTTGTAAGATAAGGATTACCTATTTTATTAATTTTAATTTCAGTTTGATTTGGTAGTGCATTTTCAAATACTTTAACAGTTATATTTTGTCCTAAATAAATTACATCGTAATCTTCTGATTCTGTTGTATCAACTTTTGTAATTGTAAAAGATCTTTCATCAATTTCAATTATTCTACCAACTAGTAAAGATACATCTTGATTTTTTGTAACTTTTAATGTATTAGCACCTACAGCAATATCTTCGTAAATAGCTAGATTTACATATTGTTTATTTGTTGCCGGACCAAATCTACTTGCTTTAACTGTAAACTTATATTCTTTTGTAACATTTGGTTGATACGGCACTCTACCAGCAATTTCTCCTGTAGTACTATCTAAGTATAACCCTTCTGGTATTACACTAGTTGAGCCGTCGTCGTTTACTTCTTGTAATACATATGTAATAACTCCTAATAGCTCATTAGTATCTAGTACATCTAAAAATAATGTAACATAATTATTAGCTCTACGATATCCAAAGTTTCTAGGAGTTAACCATAGCGGAACTCTAATATGCGTATTGTCTGCTGTAAACACGCCTGTGTCCACTTGCATTATTGTATTATCAGATCTTACAAAATCATCACCTACTACAAAAATTTTAAATTTTCTTCTTGCAATAGTATCGCCGTCATTAACAGAAACAATAAATTCGTAATTCCTATTTAACTTTCTTGGCGATCTTGTAGGAACCGATAAGTCATAAATTGTAGTGTCGTAAAAGAAACTATCAAAACCGTTATTACTTCTTAGTCCAAAGTCGTATCCAACATTATCATATTGTATACCATCATAATTTCCTGTATCTAATCTTTTTTCAAGAGCAAGTATAGGATCAACTATTCCTACTAGTTTACCATCAGCAGTTAATGTAATACCAGGGGGAAGTTCACCGTCCCCTGAACCTATAAAGTATTCTAATACTTGTCCAGCAACTTGATCTGAATCTTCTGCTATTAATTGAAAGTCAATTGGTGTATTATCTAAGATAAAAAACATATCGTTTTGGCCTACTGGAAGTAGTCCTTCTGCTGTTTTCCAAGTAGGAGTATCTGGACCAACTACTTTTATTACATATGTTCTATCGCTTATTTGATTATTATAAGAAGCTCTTAGTACAAACTTGTACTCAGTATCTCTAACAACTTCTCTTGGAGTGCCTGTTATTGAATTATCTTGTAATACCATACCTAGTGGTAAGTCACCACTTATGTGTGTAACAGTATAGAGGCTAGAATCTTCTGAAACAATACTTAGATCTAAAGGTAGATCTACTGTAGTTGTTATACCTTCAGTTAATGTTTGTAATGTTTGCCCAGAAAACTGTGTCCAAAATACTGCCATTTTAATTCCTTACTTTTAAGTATTTATCGGAATTTATGATGCAAGTGTCTCTAAGTCTATTATTGCAGTTGAAACACCTGGGTTTATAAATTTGCCGAGATCAACATCTGTTTCTCTTTGTAGAAAGTCTAGTAAATTAGTATAACGCTGGCTTAATTTTCCAAAATCAAATGAATTGTTACCAGCTGCAGCTTGTAGGTCTCTTACATCAACTCCGTAAACAAGACCTTCTATAGGTCCGTTAAATGCTGATGCAGTAACGCTACCGCCGTTGATGATGTTATTATTATTTGCATCTAATTGTGCAGATAGTTTAGGAGTACCGTCTGCTTCTAATACGCCGTTTGTAGCACTTACAAATAAATTTTGTCCTGTTACAGAAGTAGTTATTCCATTACTGCCTTGAATAGACATTGTCTGTCCTCTAGTAACAGTAACAGTTCCGTTATTACTTACAGCAATTAGTTGATCTAAACTACTAGGTGCAGTAATAGTAATACCAGTTAAAGAAGAAGTTAGTGTAATGTTATCACCACCAATAATATTCTTAAAACTTAATTTAGAATTAGTAGCACTCTCAAATATACCTTCACCAGTTGCTCCTAAATTTTCACCAGTTGCTGCTGTAGGAAATCTTGCATTTAAATCTTGAAAATTATCATTAACTTTATCAAACGCGGTCCTGATATCATCACCTGTACCGTCGTTTGCTAGTTGTCCTATATTGATTGTTTTTACTGACATTTTATTTCCTTACGTATGTATTTATTTGTTTGCAACGCTAATTGTACCTGTTCCTGCAAAGTTACCTACTGTTAAAGTATCTTTGTTATTAAATGGTGTATATAAAACTCTATTAGTATTTTCAACTGGTATATAACCTGAAGCACCACTTACAGCAAACATAGCATCTAATGTAGCTTGTGCAGGTTTTGATATAACTTTACTTATAAAGTTATTATACAAAGCATATCCTAATGGATTATTTGTTTGTACGCCTGCTTGTGTTCTTGAATTATCATTCCATTCTGGTGATAAACTTCCTCCTGAAATGTATACAGTAATATATTCCCACATTGCAAAAATTAACAAGTATTGATATTCTCTTGCAATAGTAGCGTAATACCCGTTATAGGTTAATGGCGTGATAATAGTATCCGTAATGTAAGCATTTGCTGATCCATTCTTAAATGATAGGAATGCCATAACATCGTCAATATCAATTTGGCCATCATTATTGATGTCACCTCTCTTACGACCACTTACAATTTCATTTAGATATGCAGAATATTTATTTGACCTACCGCTAGAAACATCTGATATCGCAGTCTGCATTTCATCAAGGTCTACAGTTGAATCTGGAGTATACATTCCAGAATATCCTGATACGTCAAATACATTGTTGTCAATAGCCTCTTGCATTGCTGTCATTAACGGACTACCAATTTGTCCGTTTGCAATATTCATTTCATAAGGGTAAGCATATGGTAATCCGTATTGGCATATTGTATGCAATACGTGTTCAATTACTTCTGTAACTTGACCACCAACTGTGTATCCACTCCAATTATCCACTCCAGAGCCACTTGCGTTGTCGTCAGGGTATTCCCAAACATAATCAACAGCTCTGTAAGAATATGCAGTTTCATTATACCCTGGATAATTATCTCCTACATAATCATCTAAAATTGATCTAGCATATTGATCTCCATTAATATATCCTATGCGTTGTACTACCGGCTTGTTAGTTTCGTCTGCCATGCTGTTAATTGTTGTAGCCTGTTTATCTTTGTCTATTCCTGTGTATTCAGGATCTAAAATCATCTCTACAGTTTTAGCAACTTTTTGTAAAAATGTATCACTTATTCCTGTTAAACTTTTGTCATAAGTACCGTGTCCAAGTAGCTTTATTCCTCTTACATTTAGCTCTTTAGTAAAAGGAGGACGATCGGATATTGTAGTTACGTCTCCTGATGAATAGTTTGTACTGTTTCCAATTAATGCAATACTATCAGTATCATCCCAATCATCTACAGTACCATTATAAAGTTTGTCTGTTGTTGCATTTTTTAAAATCCATTTTTTTGCTTCGGCAGGGGTCCATCCTGGTTGCTGTTCTAAGACAGTTGCTAGTAGCCCACATACGTTAGGTGATGCCATACTAGTTCCACTAATTTTAAATATATACTGACTAGAATCAAGTAGATGATTTTGTCTGTTTCCATAATAAGCAGCTAAGTCGTTTGTTCCACTTGCATTATCGTTTGAACTCGCACTCATAATTTGTGTTCCTGGTGCATAAATGTTTACGCCCGGGCCACAGCAACTACTTCCTGCTTTATTTTCTAAGTTACCTGTGTAATCTATATCCATATTACCAACCATAAATGCTTCATCGTCAAACGGACTTGATCCTTGATGATAAGAACGAACACTACCGCTTACAGTGACAGTATTATTATAGTCTTTTCCATTTGCGTTATCTATATAATAGTAACTATTTCCTGCTGCAACACATATATGTATTCCTGCATCTATCATTTCTTGTACATCAGTATCAACACTAGCTAGTCTTGATCCAATTTTTCTAGTTCCACTAAGTTTGGGTATAATGCCAGCTGTTGCCCAAAGTTGAGAATCTGATGCATAGTTTGCATCACCATAAGACCATGATGCTCCTCTATAAACACCTGCTGTAGGAGTTGAAGTAGAACTAAAACTATATCCCCAACTCATGTTTACTACTGTTGGTCGTTTAACACCTGTTTCAGGATCTATAGGTTTAGCATTGTGCCAACCTTTAATAACATCAAAGCAATCTGATACACTTATTCCTGTACCACTATCTCCGGTACCTTCTAAGCCTGAAATTTTTACTGAATAAATTTGTGCATCTTTTGCCCAGCCCATTGTGCGTCCAGCAGCTGTTCCTGCAACGTGTGTACCATGACCGTCATAATCTCTATAATGATTTGCACTCTGTGTCCCTGCAACTCCGCTCTCGGTAAACCAATTAATTTGGTTTACTCTACTTACACCGTCAGCGTCAGTAAACTCAATATGTCCTACATCAAGTCCACTATCTTGTATTACAACGTCTACGCCTTTGCCTGTTAAGTTATAATTAAACGGAAGGGTAGTTTCAGTTTGTTGATTCCATACATCTTCGCGATGTATTCCTCTCATCATTCCCCAGTTTAAATCATTTTGCGAATCAGCTGAAGTTTTTCGCCAGCTACCGAATTGTTGTGCATCGTAACCAATTTCAACATCATCTCTATCTTCTGGTCTTAATTCTACACCATATACTCTACTATCATTTTTTAAAGTTTCTGCTTCTGCATCTGTTAACATATAATGAGTGTTACGCTGACTCAAAGGTCTAGCGTTTTCAACTGCTACTGTTCTGTTAGGAATGTTGCCAGCACCTGTTGATGCAATCATTTCAGAATTAAAAGCGTCATAGTCAACGCCTCGATTAAGACTTACAATATATTCTTTTTCTGCCATCTATGCTGTCCAAGGTCTACCAACAACAAGTCCACCACTGTTAGCATTGTTAACCAATGCACCTGTGTTACTTGAAGCATGATACCTAGTAGGTAATTGAGCAATAGTAAGAGTGTTTCTAGCTCTATATGCTACTGCACCTGTATCTGTACTACCACTAATAGTTCCGTCTGCGGCTACAGTTTTGCCTTCACGCTTTGCTGTTGCTTTTGCAAGTTTAGTGTCTTGTCTAGTTGCTTTGAGTGTTAGTGTTGATATTCCGTTCGCGGCCATAATAGTCTCCTAAACTATGTTAATCGTGTTGCCCATACCACTATGAGCAGTACACTGGTAATATAATGTTGCTGGTGCTGACATTGGTACTACAAACGTAATTGTAGCATTAGATTGTGTATTATTAGTTACCCCAGTGTTATATGCACTACCGCCGTTACTTACTCTAATCTCAAAAGGATGTCCGCTTGCATTTACAATAAACTTATATGTTTCGCCTCTTCTTAAGTAGAGTACCGGGTCATTAACATTTGTAGGAAAGAATTTGTTGTCTTGTGCAAATACATAGTCACTTGATCCACTGCTTGAAACATTAAACGTATTTTCTACAGTACCACCAAATGATCCTGCTATTGTTCCTGTAAATGTTGGATCAGTAAACATAGTTGTTTTTGATTGATTGTCTACATTACTTAAACCAATCATAGATTTTGTAATACCTGATACTGTTCCTGAAAAACTTGGATCAGCAAACATATCTGTTTTTGATTCATTTGTTACATTACCCAACCCAACCATTGTAGAAGAAATTCCAGATACTGTGCCTGTAAATGTTGGACTTGCAAGTGTTGCAAATCCTGCTCCGTTAGTAAGTTGATTTGTATTAGTTGGAATATCTGTACTTAGTGCTTGACTAACCCAGGTACTTCCGTTGTATACTTGTGTTCTGTTTGTAGTTGTGTTATAAATTGTATCACCCTTTGATGCAGATAGTGCATCTCTAACAGTAGTGATTGCATTATATAACCTTAGAGCTCCGTTTTTTATAATGACAGA